GGGTGTATACCATGCCCAGTAGGCTAGAACTACAGACTTTGCTAGAGGAATTACTCGGAAGTCGAAATGTATATTTTCAACCCCCTGAGTCAGTAAAGATGAATTACCCAGCCATTGTTTACGGTCTCGAAGACATCAAGAACACGTTTGCCAATGACAGGGTATATTTGTCTAAAAGAAAATATTTAATAACAGTCATCGATGAGGATCCAGATAGTCCTATTGTTGGTAGAGTTGCCTCTTTACCATCCTGTCGTTTTAATAGACATTTCGAATCGGATAACCTCAACCATGACGTTTTCATTCTAGAATTTTAAAAAAAAGGAGGACATAAATATGTCAAAACTTGTTTGGGACAAGACCGGTGAACGTTATTACGAAACCGGTGTAAATCAGGGCGTTCTTTATCCTCAGGGGGAAGGCGGCACATATCTTAAGGGTGTTGCCTGGAATGGTCTTATATCCGTTACCGAGAGTCCTTCTGGTGCTGAACCGACGCCTATTTATGCTGATAATATCAAGTATCTTAATCTCATGTCTGCCGAGGAGTTCGGTGCCACTATCGAAGCTTACACCTATCCTGATGAATTTGCTCAATGTGATGGTTCTGCCGAAATCGCTACTGGCGTCATGATCGGACAGCAGAACCGTAAGGTCTTTGGTCTCTCTTATAAGACTATACTTGGCAACGATGCTGATGGCAACGACTACGGATACAAACTACATCTTATTTATGGTGCTTTGGCTGCCCCTTCAGAAAAGGGTTATTCTACTATTAACGATAGTCCAGAAGCTATTACTTTCTCTTGGGAAGTCACTACAACTCCTGTTCCTGTAACAGGATTTAAACCAACCGCTTCCATCACAATCGATTCTACCAAGGTCAACGCTGCTAAACTGGCTGCTTTGGAAGAAATTTTGTATGGTAGCGAGGTAACTGAAGCAAGACTTCCTCTGCCTGACGAAGTAGCCGCTTTGTTGGCGGCGGACGCACCGAGTGCTCTCGTCTTAGTCGAGATTTCCCCCGCAGATGAAGATGCAGATGTTGCGGTTGATTCTAACATTGTTCTAACCTTTAACAATAAGATTTCTCGTGAGTCGATCATTGTCACCAAAGACGACGGAACACTTGTTGCGGGAACAAAGACTTGGGACACGGCAGGTAAAGTATTGACGTTCGAGCCGACTGGGAATCTTTCAGTTAGCACCGTATACCTTGTTACGGTTGGAGGAGTTGTTGATATTTATGGTCAGGCGCTTAGTGCTGCGGTTATTAACTTTATGACCGCAGATTAATCCTCATATTTCTTATGTTTAACGGAGCTCTCCGAAATGATGGGAGCTCCAATTTTATTATTCGAAAGGAGAAAATTATCATGTTAAAAAAAACAATAACTTACACAGATTTTGACGGCAACGAAAGAACAGAGGATTTTTACTTCAATCTTTCTAAGGCAGAAATTATAGAAATGGAATTAAGCATAGCGGGTGGTATGACCCAAATGCTTAATAAGATTGTCACCGCTCAGGACGGCGAAAAAATTATCAAGACCTTTAAAGAAATCATTCTTAAGGCTTACGGTGAGAAGTCTCCTGATGGAAAAAGGTTTATTAAATCCGAAGAACTTTCCGCTGCTTTTTCTCAGACAGAAGCCTATTCTCAGTTGTTCATAGAATTAGTGACAAATGCAGATGCAGCAGCAAAGTTTATGAACGGGATTATTCCGGCGAATACCACTCAAATAGCAGCGCCGGTTGCACAACAATAAAAAAGTTAAGGAGGATTGAGGAATGCTTCAAATTACGATACCAGCCGTTGAACTATGGGACGAGCGGAAACAGGAATTCGTTACCACAAAAGAACAGACGCTGTCTTTGGAACATTCCCTCGTCTCTCTTTCAAAATGGGAATCCAGATGGTGTAAACCATTTCTAACAAAACAGGAAAAAACATTCGAAGAAACTTTGGATTACATAAAATTTATGACAATCACACAAAACGTGGATCCAGAAATCTACCGATACCTCACTAATGAAAACATTAACGAGATTAATCGATATATAGAAGCCCCGATGACGGCAGCTTATTTTTCGGATGAAAAAAACAGTAAAACCAATAGAGAGCAAATTACAGCTGAGCTTATTTATTATTGGATGATTGCTTTAAATATACCATTTGAATGCCAAAAATGGCATCTTAACCGTCTTCTTACTTTAATTAAGGTTTGTAATATTAAAAATCAGCCTCCTAAAAAAAGAAGTAAAAAAGAAATTATGAGTCGTAATGCTGCTTTGAACGCTGCTCGTAGAAAACAATTAAATACAAAGGGGTGAAGCGATGAATAACAAACCACAAAAACACTATAACGCGTGGCTTACAACCTTTACAAAAAAGGCAGTTGCAGTAATTCTTATTATCTCATTAATAGATTTACAGCTATCATACATACTTGCTTTTATGGGTAAAGAGCAAATTGCAGAATCACTTTCTAGCACCATCGCTAATACCATCATCGGAGTAATGCTTGGATATTTCTTAAAAGCTCTTTTCGAAACATTCTTTGAAGAACGTGAAAAGAGATTAAATAAAAAACCCGAACAAAACTGTTCGTCTGAAGAAGACGAGTCAGTTGAATAAAGGAGGTTTTACCATGCCTATTTATTTTTTAACTACAGCACTTTTAATTGTTTCTGTTGTAACAAATCTAACGGTCGAAGGAATCAAGAAACTTCTTGACGGGACAACTGTTAAATATTCTTCAAATGTTTTGGCCGCTGTTTCTTCAGTTATAATCGCTTGTGCTGTTTGTGTCATCTATATCATCATGAACGACATTGTCTTTTCTTTGAAGGTTGGAGTCGAGATTGTTATTCTTATGTATCTTGGTTTCTTAATTTCAACGGTTGGTTACGACAAAGTGGTTCAAATGATTAAACAGATTCAAAGCATCAAGGAGGAATAATCATGAGCAATAGCCCTTTAGTTAGTTATACCAAAATTAGCCCAAATAAGACCAGCCCAAGGAACCATAAAATTGACACCATTACAATTCATTGTGTTGTCGGTCAATGCTCAGTGGAGACTCTTGGTGATATTTTCGCGCCTACTTCTCGTAAGGCATCTTCTAATTATGGTATTGGACCTGACGGTCAGATCGGAATGTACGTAGAGGAGAAAGACCGTTCGTGGTGTTCTTCGAGCTCAGCAAATGATAATAGAGCAATTACCATAGAGTGTGCCAGCGATAAAACTCACCCTTATGCTATCAATGATAAAGTTTATAAGGCTTTAATAGAACTGTTAGTCGATATTTGCAAACGAAATGGTATTCCAGAACTTAAGTGGAAAGCTAATAAATCTTTAATTGGCCAGCCAGATAAACAGAATATGACAGTTCATCGATGGTTTGCTAATACGCATTGTCCTGGTGATTATATTTATAATCGTCTAGGACAAATTGCATCCGAAGTAAACGCAAAGCTAAATAGCGGCTCCTCTAATGTTAACCCCGAAATTTTATATAGAGTTCAGACAGGGGCATTTAGTAATAAAGCAAATGCCGACGCTATGTTGGCCAAAGTCAAAGCCGCTGGATTTGATACTTATATGGTAAAAGTAGATAACCTCTACAAGATTCAAGTAGGTGCCTTTAGTAATAAATCTAACGCAGATGCTATGGCCGCTAAACTTAAAGCTGCCGGTTTTGATACTTACATTACCACGAAAAGTGGAACAGCAGTGATCACATCTTCGAAGAAAAGCATAGATGAAATTGCTCGCGAAGTCATTCAGGGTTTATGGGGTAACGGTCAGGACCGAAAGGACCGCATCACTAAAGCTGGCTATGATTATTCAGCCGTGCAGAAGAGAGTAAACGAACTTCTATAAAAGGAGAATTTTATATGATTAGTTTCAGACAAAAGGGTGATTTCTCTAAACTGACACGTTTCTTGGAGAAAGCCAAAGAGGTTGTACGTCTCGGAGATCTCGACAAGTACGGTCGGGAAGGAGTAGCCGCCCTTGCGTCTGCAACCCCTATTGACTCTGGAGAAACGGCCAGTTCGTGGAGCTATAAAATAACCAACAAACAAGGATTGGTAAAGATTACTTTTTATAACTCAAACATTCAAAATGGAGTTCCTATAGCCATAATTCTACAGTATGGACACGGGACTCGAAACGGCGGCTGGATACAGGGGAGAGATTACATCAATCCCGCTATTCAACCTATTTTTGACAAAATCGTAAATGAAGCATGGAGGGAGGTTACTAAGCTATGAGTAGGACAATCGATTCAAGAGTTGTTGAAATGCAATTCGACAATAGACAGTTTGAATCAAACGTCAAAACTTCAATGTCAACTCTTGATAAACTTAAGCAAAGTTTGAATTTTACCGGAGCCTCAAAAGGCTTAGAAAACGTAAGTACTGCCGCTAAAAACGTCAACATGTCAGGACTTAGTAATGCCGTTCAGACTG